CTGGGACAATCACAACAAATTGCGTGAAGTGTCTTTGCGTATGTGTTTGAAAGTTGCAGACTTGGTTAAGATTAGTGCTAACTGGCGGTCACTTGCACAGGCGACTTGTATGCGTGGATAAGATAGGGGCTTATGCCCCTTTCTTTTTGTAAGGACCTCGTTTCTTACCTACTCTTGCTAATTGTTGTTTCTCTAAGGTCTCTTTATTCGTAGACTTTCCTTTATTCCACGGAACTCTTCCTGCGAGTGTCTCAGACCTCTTGTTGTTTGATTCCTCAGATTGTGTGAAGTGCCCAATTAGTCCTTTATTCCAAGCAGGTCTCCCTTTAATTTTAGCAATATGATCTTCGCTTAACTTTCTGCCGGTCAATGATTTGCTCAATGCTTCACTGTGCTCTTTAGTTCTAGGTTTTAATTTTCTACCTTTACCTGCTATACTTATTTTAATTCTTGTTTCCTCTGTCGGAACATATCCAGCAGAACCGTCACCGCCATCGGTTAAGTTTCTGAGAATTCCGGTATTCGTATCTCTGCGACCATACCAACGAATCATTCTTCTTTCAAGTGCTAATGCCCCTATGTCAGTTAAGTTAGATTCAAGTATGACAATCTTTGTCTGATCTTTGGGTGGGTGTATACCTTTATCGTGCTGATTCCATGCTCGGATGCAGTGACCTTTTCCGATGTAATAAGGGGTGTTGTCTTGTCGCAAGTATGCGTAAACATAGAACCCTGTAGGAGGATTCTTTCTAGTATAAATATTCATGCTGGTGCTCCTAAATGTAATACTTTAGCATTAGAGAGGGTAGATGTTGACGCATCGTGACCCTCACTTTTATTTATGCCAAAACTTGACATTAAATGGATATAGTGCTATAATACTTGTATTGAATCACTAATAGGTGTCGTAATGAGTTATCTGTATTGTCAAAATGAAGATTGCGGTGTGTATCTTGGATCTCTGGGTGCCCGTCATTGCCAACTATGTGGTTGGACAGCACCGTGCGAAGATGAATCTTAAATAAAAGGTTAACCCCTGCAGTGTGCGTAGAGGCAATGTCAATAAGTCCTCTTCGATAAGTTTCATTTCTTTGGGGACTCAGGTCCCCTTTTTTTGCCTATTACTTTGCTTTTTGTGCAGTGTCCTGTTATACTTAGTAGATGGATTTTAAAACACTTAATGAACTTGCAACATGGATGCTCACTAATATTAGATTGAGCAGATATGATGACCAGTTTGTAAATAATCTTACCCTTTATATTATACAACACAATAGGATTACCAGTAATCAGGACCTTTTATTTAAAAAGGTAACACGCAAATATAAAAGACAATTCTCACAATTAAAAATGGAAGTAGAAGAAGTATTAAATCGACCATGGAGTGTAGATATTGTAGAAAGTGTACCCGAATATACCGGAGCTTTTATTAAAATAGAAAATGAAAAACTTATACTACGATCACCTTTTAATAAAAACTTTTTAACTGCACTTAAAAAGAAACCAATATATTCATTAGAATGGGTTAAAGACAAAAGACAGTATGAAGCAGAGTATAGCCATACTAATTTAAAAGAATTGATGTACTTAACAGCAGATCATTATTCAATACTAAATTACTGTGACACGGTAAAGCAAATTGTCGATAGTCTTAGTGCATATGAGAATATTAAATACTGGGTTCCTACTTTAGTTTATAATAATCAATATTACATTGCCGCATTGAATGAACCTTTATATGAGGCAATTAAAGATATTCCATTAACAGATGATTTAAGAACAATAGCAACATTAGTTAAATATGGTATTGCAATAGATCAATCAGTTACTGATCATTTTTTAAAAACAGAAAATGCCATTAAAGTAAAACTTGCTACAAGTTTTCAAACAGAGATAGAATTGAGTGATACTAAATTGGCAATAAAATGGTTAGAAGAATTTGGATGCGATGCTATTAGCGAAGTCAAAACATTTTTACCTAATAATTTGCTTGAAACTCTTAATACAAATATTAACATATGCAATTTTAAAGACTTTAAAGATTACAATAATCCTGTTGTAGTATATCATCACAGTTTTTCATGGAATGCACATCGACCTATGAAATTGTTTAAAGTAATTAAGTTTGTAAACTCAGAACCAATAGATTTAGGACCTAAATGAAAGAATGTAAATTAATAATTAGAGATGAAGTAAATTGCAAACTTGAGGGCCTAGAATTAGGTGATCGCAAAACACTGATGAAAATGTTTGAGTTTGAAGTTCCCGGTGCAAGATATCTTCCTGCAGTAAGGTTAGGTAGATGGAATGGTAAGAGCAGTTTCTTTGCACTAGGTGGCAGTACATACATCAACTTGTTACCGGAGATATTACCATTGCTGGATCAAGCCGGGTATGATATTGAACTAGATGATACTAGAGATTATCAAACAACATTCACATTTACTGAAGTGTCCGAGGATACATTCAAGCACAAGAATTGGCCAGTAGGTCATCCAATGGTAGGACAACCTATTATATTGCGTGACTATCAAATTGAGATTATCAATAACTATTTGAAGAACCCACAGTCATTGCAAGAAATTGCTACAGGCGCAGGTAAGACATTAATCACTGCCGCACTATCAAGTTGTGTAGAACAATATGGTCGTAGTATTGTTATTGTGCCTAACACTAGTCTGGTCACACAAACAGAAAAAGATTACATCAATTTGGGTTTAGATGTAGGTGTATACTATGGTGGCCGCAAAGAATATGACAAGACACATACCATATGCACATGGCAAAGTCTTGGTAACATGTTGAAGAATACTAAAGCAGGTGACGCAGAAGTACCATTTCAAGACTTTATTGAAGGCGTAGTGTGTGTGATTGTTGACGAGGTACACCAAGCAAAGGCTGATGTGCTTAAGTCATTATTGTCTGGTGTGATGAGTCGTATCCCATTGCGTTGGGGATTGACTGGAACAATTCCCAAGGCTAAACATGAGTCAATGTCATTGACTGTGAGTTTAGGGCCTGTCATTAATCAATTGTCTGCCAGCACACTACAAGACATGGGTGTACTATCACAATGTCATGTGAACATCGTTCAATTACAAGATGGTATGGAATTTACAAACTATCAAAGCGAACTTAAATTCTTGACCAGTGATGAAAAACGAATGCAAAAGATTGCCGAGTTATCTAGTACAGTTAAGAACAGTGGCAATACATTAATTCTAGTTGATAGAATTGAGGCCGGACAACTACTGCATTTGAAACTTGAAGAACTAGGTGTGCCGGAAGAGAATGTAGTGTTTGTTTCAGGTGGTACTAAAGGTACAACTAGAACCGAACATTATGATGACATTGCTACTGCTACTAACAAAATCATTATCGCAACATATGGTGTAGCGGCAGTTGGTATTAACATTCCTCGTATCTTTAATGTGATGCTATTGGAACCGGGTAAAAGTTTCGTAAGAGTTATTCAAAGTATTGGGCGTGGAATTCGTAAAGCAGAAGATAAAGACTTTGTTCAGATTTGGGACATTACAAGCAATTGTAAGTTTGCCAAACGACACTTAACTCAACGAAAAACATTCTATAAAGAAGCCAATTATCCTTTTTCAATTGAAAAATTGTATTATAAATAAAACCATAATATGTTGACTAACCAAATAAAATATGATAAAATATAACCATGAACATACTATTACTAGATAACACAAAATATAATTTAGAAAATCTTCCCGAAGAAGTAGATGATGTTAGGTTTGCAATACTTGACAATTCAAACCCGAGTAACGTAGACTATCATTATATTCCATTGATATTTTTAGAATCATTTAATAGCCCTGCACTTGTATTAAAAATAGGAAATAATACTATTAAAATGCCCATTGATTGGCAAATACTTATTGGAGAAAAAGAGCATGGTGATTTAGAAACACTACCCCTAACAAGTATCAATGATAGGGGATTTAATGCATTCCAATTTAATCCACTAACCAGTTTTAGTCCTAGCTTTTTGCCTATTGAAATTGTAGATATATACCATGATGTAACATGGTATGCACCACGATTGAAGAACGGGCAGTTCTTATGTGTGCCCATCGAAGATGGTTCAAAACCCCAATGCGTATATTTTGTAAAAGAAATTAGTCGTAATTGTGAGATTGTAGATTATAGTCAGGCTTTTTAATATGTTAGAATGTTTAATTTTAGGTGATAGTATTGCAATTGGTATAGCACAACAACGTCCTGAATGTGTTGTATATGCTCAAGTTGGAATCAATAGCAAAAACTGGGTTAATAAAAATATCACAAAAGAATTATCAGCCGATACAGTGATTATCAGTCTAGGTAGTAATGATTATAAAAATGTAAAAACACTAAAAGAATTGTTTGCTATTCGCAGTGTTGTTAATGCAAAAAAAGTTTATTGGATAGTTCCTGCAGTAAAACCTGAAATACAAGAAATGGTTGAAATTGTAGCAGATAAGTTTGAAGATAAAGTAATTCACATTAAAAAAGTATCTAAAGACGGCGTACACCCTACAAACACAGAATATAAAAGATTGTCACAGGTAACAAAATAATGGCAACTAAAAAAGCTGCAATACCCGCAGATGAAAAATTAGAGAACCAAGATTTTCCTTTGTTTGATGCACTATTAGCATTAGACAAAAAAGATTATGGTTACTATGATAGACTTTCAGAAGTACAACAAAAGAAGTTTGTCCCCTTCATGCTTATTAAGTATATGAGCTATATCAAAGGCTCTGGTGAGATTGCAGGATACTATTTGCGTAGTACAGATTATTATGCTAACAAATATTTCTTCAATGAGAACGTGATGAAGAATCCTAAACTACAATGGTTAATGCTATGTGCTAGTAGTCCTGGTCTAGGAAAACAATTTCATCCTTGGATGCCTCAGATTAAAGAGAAGGTTAGTAGCCTTAAAGAAAAAGCTGTTCTCAAAGATATTAAAGATTACTATACAAAAGTATATCCAAAGGCAGACACTGAATCTATTACTGAAATATCAAAAGAGTTTGTAAAAGAACAACATAAGAAAACATATCTTGCAGAGTTATATCCGTCAATGAAAATTGCAGATATCGAATTATTAAGTCAAATGGTAACTGATGAAGAAATTGAGCAATACGAAAGAGATAGAGGCAATCAATAAGCCTAAATTTAAATGTGAGTTTTGTGCAGGTGAATATTTGCGTGAATCTACATTGCTCACCCACATGTGCGAATCTAAACGTAGATGGTTGAACAAAGACTTACAAGGTAATCGTATTGCTTACCAAGCCTTTGTACAGTTTTATAAAAAAAATAGCGCAAGTAAGAAAGCAAAGACTAACGAAGAATTCATTAAGAGTCCCTACTATACAGCGTTTGTAAAGTTTGGCAATCACTGTGTAGAGATTAATGCATTGAATGTTAGCAGGTATGCTGATTGGCTAGTAAAGAATCAAATCAGAATTGACAATTGGTGTACTGACTCGAACTATACAAATTATCTGCTTGAATATGTTCGTACAGAAGATCCGTTAGATGCTATTCATCGTAGTATTGAAACAACAATATTATTAGCAGAAATTGAAAAGGTTCAAAGCAACGATTACTTACGATATGGAAATATTAATAGAATCTGTTTAGAAATTACAAGGGGCAGAATCAGTCCATGGATGTTGTTTCAGAGTGAGAGCGGTGTCAAATTTGTAGAATCATTAGAGCCAGGTCATGTTAAGATGGTGTTTGATTATATTGATCCTGAGAAATGGGCATTGAAGTTTCATCGTGAGCCGGAGAATGTAAAACAAGTTAAGGAATTATTAAATGCTGGCGGGTACTAGAGTTCGTATACCTTGGCAAAAGGGTGATACAATTAATAATTGGAATGAGACCTGTGTCTGGGCAATGGAACAATACGGATTGCCGGGTGATAAATTTACCACACATGCGACCTAGGACTATATGGACTTTTATTTTGACAATGAGCGTGATGCCATTTTGTTTGAGTTGAAGTGTGGCTAAAGTAATATTATACATTAGTGTTGTCACTACACTAGATATAGTAACCGAACTTAAACAAAAAGGATGGGTGTTGGGCAAAGATTTTGATTTTGAATACCACCAAAGTAAATGGGATGAAATGATTGGGGAAATCCC